CGCATGGGTTCGATCAGTACTGTAGACAGTTGCGTGGGCCGTAGCTATGACTTGATAATATTCGACGAAGCTGCGCTCACATCGGCTGGTGAGGCTGCATTCAACATTCAGTTGCGACCCACACTAGACAAGCCCAACTCAAAAGCCATATTTATCTCTACCCCACGTGGACGCAACAACTGGTTCTCCCAATTCTTCCAGCGTGGATTTAGTTTGGACTTCCCAGAGTGGTGCTCAATCCAAGCTGACTACTTGGAAAATCCCCGTATGTCGGATGTAGACGTTGCAGAAGCCAAGCGGTCAATGACACATCAGCAGTTTCAGCAAGAGTACTGTGCCAGCTTTACCGAGTTCGAGGGTCAGGTCTATAAATTTAGTGTGGCTACGCAGGTTTTAGATTGCGATCCCGACGTGTTGCAGCGCTTGGAGTGTTTTGCAGGCTGTGATCCAGGCTATCGCGACGCCACAGCATTTGTGGTGTTAGGCTACGACCCACAAACAGAACACTACTGGGTGCTGGACGAGTATGAGGCGGCGGCAAAAACCACAGCCGAACACTGTGCAAAATTTCATGAATTTATTCAACGCTACCACTGCGATCCCATATTTATTGACGGTGCAGCTGCACAGTTTGCTGCGGACTTGGCGTATGTGCACGACATTGCCACGGTTGGGGCTAAAAAAGCGGTGCTGCCAGGCATTACGTTCTTGCAGAATATTGTGGAGCAGAACCGTTTATTTGTTGTGCCACATTGCCAACGTGTGCTGCAGGTTTTGGATCAGTATCGCTGGGACATCACCACACAAAAAGAACGTCCAGTTCATGACCAGTATTCTCACATGGCCGATGCCCTACGTTATGCACTGTACAGCTATGTGGTATAAAAATTTTGAGTTGTGGTGGGGGTGTTGTGGTGGTATAATAGGTTTAAAATATTTGTGTATTAACCATGAGCACCAACACCAATAAACGCGTAGCAGTCAAGTGGATACGTGACCGCGCCAAGTCAGCATACGAAAAGCAACCTCACTGCTACATCTGTGGTACTAGTGTGGACTTGGAACTGCATCATCTTGCCAGCATAAACTACTTGTTGGAAACTTGGGCCAAGCGTCTTGGCCATGATATCACAACAGATGCTGGTGTCTTAGCCATACGCGACCAATTTATAGCCGAACATCATCAACAAATATATGTGGATGTGTTTACACTGTGTAACCGCCATCATGTAGAATTGCATGGTGTTTATGGCAAATCACCGCTACCACATACTGTTGCACTGCAACAACGTTGGTTGGAACGCAAGCGTGATTTGGCTCAGGGCAAGACGCCACAGGCTAAAACCACCAGCTTTTTCAAGGACTTTGTATAATGCTACTCAACAATCTCACAAACTGGGTAGCCGAGAAGTTTAATCGCGCACAACCACAGATCGCCTTAGAAGCCGGTACTGACGTCAGCACAACAGCACAACCCATATACGAACAAGCATTTGAGCGTGTAGAGGCGGTGAATCGTGGTGTTAGCATGATCGTACAAGCGGCAGCGAGCCTTGACTACGACGTGAAGTCTAGTCTATCAAGTTCAGTGGTTGCAGGCACTCGTGCTAAACAGCTAAATAATTTACTTAATTATCGTCCTAATCCTTACCAGTCCGCACAAGATTTTCGAAAAAATATCTTTACAGACTTGATCTTGGAAGGCAATGCCTTCATCTACTACGACGGTGCTTTTCTTTACCACCTGCCCGCACAGCAAGTAGACATTGAAACTGACGAAAAGACATTTATCAGCGGCTACAGTTACTCAAACAGTTCAATCAAGTTCTCAGTAGACGAAGTATTTGGTGTACATGATACCAGCAGCAAATCAATCTACCGCGGTACCAGTCGTTTAGCGGCTGCGCGTCAAAGCATTGAAACCATTTACAGCATGCAGCAACTGCAAAAGAACTTTTTTGACAATGGTGCTGTGTTCGGCGTAGTATTTGGTACTGACAATACCTTATCGCAAGCTGCCAAAGAAAAAACAATTCAACACTGGATGCAAAAGTACAATCCTAAATTAGGAACACGCCGTCCAGTGATCTTGGATTCGGGCCTAAAGCCCATGCCACTGGCACAAACCAATTTTCGCGACATGGACTTTGATGCAGCCATGCGCACACATCAAGAAAAAATCTTGTTGGCACTAGGAGTACCGCCTATTCTATTACACGGCGGCAACAATGCCAATATCTCACCTAACTTGCGTTTATTCTACTTAGAAACCGTACTGCCTGTTGTACGCAAGTACGTGTCCGCAATTGAAAGATTTTTTGGTTATGATGTAGAACCCATAACCAGTTCTGTTAGCGCACTGCAACCAGAACTAAAAGACATTGCTCAGTACCATTCTACACTAGTAAACAGTGGTATTATTACTCCAAATGAAGCGCGAGCTGCTTTACGCTTTGGAGCAATTGAGGGTAATGATGCGCTGCGTGTACCTGCTAATATAGCTGGTTCAGCAGCAAATCCAGCACAGGGCGGTAGGCCCAGTGAGTCACCAGGAGCCAACAATGAATAAGACTTTTTATTTAAGCAGTGACATGCTTAAAGCAGAAGCTGGCGATTCTGATGATAATTCTGTAATGATCTCTGGCTATGCCAGCACTCAAGACGTTGATCGTCATGGTGATGTAGTTCCTGCCTCTGTGTGGAAAAAGGGTTTGGAAAACTACTTAAAAAATCCCATCATTTTAGCTTTTCATGACCATACCCAGCCTGTTGGCCGTATGGTTGAGCATAAGATTGAAAAAGATCAAGGTTTGTGGATCAAAGCAAAGATTAGCTCAGCATCAGAAAAAGTTTATAAATTAATTAAAGATGGTATCTTATCTGCATTTTCTATTGGATTTAGAGTTAAAGATGCAGAATATGATGCTGCCACAAAATTATTTGTGGTTAAAGAACTGGAACTACATGAAATCTCAGTAGTTGCAGTGCCCGCAAATCAAAATACTCTTTTTAGTTTGGCCAAGGCATTTGAAACTGCCGAGGAATACGAGACGTTTAAACTGCAATTTGCATCCCAAGACCAATCAGCTAAAGGGCTAGAAAACGGTCTTGATGCTGGCAAGCAAAACAAGGAATGGACTATGAATCCCGAAGAAATCAAGCAATTACTGGCAGACGCTGCCAAAGCCGCAGCTCAAGAAGCTGCAAAAAGCGCTCTAGAAGCACAACAAGCTGCCCAAGCCGAGTTGGAAGCCAAGCGTCAAGCAGAAGCCGCTCTAGAAGCCAAGATCAAAGCCGCTGTTAGCGCCACTGTTGAGACAGGTGCTACTGGTGCAGAAAAGCTCTTAGCCGAAGTTGAGAAGCGTTTAGCCGATCAAGCCGAGCAGAGCAAAAACGCCCTTGCTGGTTTAGAAGCTGCTCTTAAAGAAAAAGCTGCTGAGTTGGAAGCAATTCAGCGCAGCAAAATGCAATTTGGTGACAAAGCTCCTGCTGACGCCGTTGCTTATGCCGACAAAGAAAAGGCCATTCTGCTTGCCAAAGCAATGGGCCGCAGAGTCGAAGATACCAAATTTGGTAAGCAGATGATTGAGAAAGCCGGTGCACACCAGCCTACTCCTACTGCAACCACAAATTTCTGGGAACTAGAAGTTTCTACACAAATGGAAGCTGAAGTTCGTCGGCGTCTGGTAGTAGCTCCTTTAGTTCGCAGCATCCAAATGCAAGCTCCTTTGATTGCTATTCCTGTCAATCCTGAAACAGGTCACGCTACTTGGACAGGGCAGTCAACTCCTTATAGCACAAGCGGTGCAAATAGCACAGCCGGCGGTACCGCTGGTAATCATCAGCTAAAAGAAGTAACCTTACGGTCCTACAAAGTTGCTACAAATGAGTACTTAGCATACGAAGAAGAAGAGGACAGCCTCATTGCTCTTATGCCCATTATTCGTGATGCAATGGTTCGCCGTATTGCCCGCGCTATTGACCGCTCATACCTCCGCGGTGCTGGCGGTACAGACGGTGATCCCGTAAAAGGTATTGCTGCTTATGATCCTGTTAGTGCAGTTAATATTGACATTGACGGTGCTACTGTTGCTACTGGTAACTTCAGTAAAGCCAACAGCGTTAGCGCACTTCGTGCACTGCGTAAAGATCTCGGCCAGTGGGGTCTTGATCCTAGCGGTCTAGTATATGTTGTTAGCCAAGACATGTACTACAATCTGCTTGATGACACCAACTTCCAAACAATGGACAAAGTTGGTACCAGCGCAACTCTGTTAACCGGCCAAATTGGTAGCATTGGTAATACTCCCGTATTAGTCAGCGGCGAGTTTGAAGCTGAAGGTGCTGGTGCCATTGCTGCTATGTGCTTTGCACCCGCTAACTTCTTAGCCGGTAATCAGCGTGGTCTCCGTGTTGACACCGACAGCTTGGTTGAGACACAGCGTCGTGTAATGGTAGCCAGCATGCGTGTTGGTCTTACCCAGATCACTACAGCTCAAGGTGCTGGCGTAAGCACACTACGTTACGTAGCCTAAGTTTTATACTTCTCAGGGATGGGAAGGGGCGGGGACTAGTTCCCCGTCTTTTAAAGCAGATTGTTACAGTCTGCTTTAAAAGATAATTGAGAGGATGTTATGGCTTTCGAACTAATCACTAGACAAGAATACAAAGCCTATCAAGGCATCACTAGCACAAATCACGACGTCGAAATTGATTCACTAATTGCCAAGTGCAGTGAGTTTGTTAAAACTTATTGCCGCAGACGTTTTATTGACTACTACGACGAAGCTAAAACCGAATACTTTAATGGCGATGTGCCCAAATTTATACTAGCTGAAACGCCTGTTGTACAGGTATTGGGTGTTGACTACAGCGCAGATTACGGTCAAACTTGGACCGCGTTGACTGAGTACTCAAGCTGGATCCTACACGAAGATTCGATCGCTTGCATTCCTGTTGGCGACTGGCAACCACAGTTGCGTGGATATCGCGTGCAATATACAGCTGGATATGAAGTGGTACCACCCGACTTAAAACTGGCGGTTATGGACTTGGTTACCTACTATCGCCGCAACGATAGTGCTGTACATAGTGCAACAGCACCAGGCACAAATGGCAGTAAGGTAGAATACATTAATTCAAGCAGCTTACCAGCAAATATCCGCCGGGTGCTGGATCAGTATGTATCGGATTATTCATGAGTAGTCCTGGAGCGATTTCTAATGTATTAAATGAAATTAGTACTATAGCTCAACGTCAGGTATTAGATACTAATCCACACTTTATACCTATTAATTTAAAAGTACTAGACATTACCCTAAGTCGTATAATAGTACAAAAAGTAGAAGATGTATATGATGCTGATAGTATTCAGCAGGCAAAAGAAACTTTTGGTGACAATTGGGAAGCGGAATTAGCAAAAGATAAGGTAATATCGCTAAAAGAATTAAAGCAATCAATAGAAAACTATATAAAGTCAAAACATAAAAATAGGATTGAAATTTCTGGTAATAGCTTTACTGTTAATGGAAGTACTAATAATTCAGTTTTAAATAAATTACCAGCAGTTGTTTATAGTGATGGACAGATAGTTGGTGCACTATATGGTAGTTATAATAAAGCATACTCTGGATTATTTAAAGACTTCTTAAATAAAGAGATTTCAAAATTTATAGATAAAACTATTTATAAAGATACTAATTATAAAATAGGTTTTGACGTAGGCCACGTATTAGGTAGTTCAGATTTATTAAAGACACCTTTAGGCGAAAAATTAAAAAATATACTGAATATATTATCTTCTTTAACAGATGGTAATATGGAATTTCCAGGGGTTTCAAGCAGCTATATAGCTAATAATAAATCTGCTATAACTGATTTAAAAAGAAAAGTAGATAGTATTTTTGATAAATTAGCTACATCTAGTAGTTATGGGCCTAAAATAGAGGCTGAAATTAAAAAAGATTTTGGACTAAATAGATTATTAGTAAGTTTAAATGCTAACGTAGTTATTATACAAGATAGAAAAGAAAATCAAGGACTATATGCAAATCTTATAGAAGGTCCTTTAGGTCAAGAACTTATAAATCTATTAAAAGATGTAAACTTTTCTAATAATATAGTTCAGCAAGCGGTAGAAAATATTGCTCTAAATATTGCCGGTAAAAAGGTAAAAGTAAGTAAAGCAAAAGTTTCTATTAAAAAAACAGTAGCTAATAAAACCAAAAAATCTAAATTAGTAACAAAAGCAGAACAAAATCTATTAATTAAAAATCCTGAAAAATATAAATCTGCACCAACTACCTCAAATTTAACAGCACTACAAAACTTACTTAATGCCAGCTTAGTAGAACAAGTTAAAAAGAATATGGGTAACGGTACACGTCGTGACATACTTAACTTACAGACTGGCAGATTTGCAGAAAGCGTTGAAGTCACCAAACTCAGTGAGAGTCGTCAAGGAATGATAACAGCTTTCTATACTTATATGAAAAACCCTTACGCCACGTTTAGCGCAGGCGGCAGGCAAG